CCGTCAAGCAGAAGGGCACGCTTGACGCCGGCCAGATGCAGAACAATTTCGCCGTCATCCCGACCGACCCCGGTCAGATCGCCATGATCGCCGCCGCCAACGACAAAACCAACAATTACGCTTTCCGTATCACCGGCACCGATGCCGCTGCGGTTCGTTCGGCTGTGGTCACCCTCACCATCGCGGCGCCCGGCGTGTTCACCGACGCGGCCCACGGTATGGCGATCAACGACGGGGTTTCGTTCTCCACGACCGGCGCTCTGCCCACCGGCCTCGTTGCGGGTACCACCTACTTCGTCTCCGCCACTGGCTTCACGAGCGGCGCATACAGCGTCTCGGCGACGGCTGGCGGCACGGCGATCACCACGACCGGAACGCAGTCCGGCGTCCAGACCCGCACGACCGTTCCGACCAACTCAGAGCGCAAGTTCGTGGCTTTGGTCATGAGCGCTGCGGACGCGGGCGGCACGGCCAACACGATCGACATGATCAACGTGACACTGGAAGTGAACAGCAACGTCCTCCCGATCCCGGCGACCGGCTCCTGATCTTAACTAGCCTCGCCACCCGGCACGGATGCAACCCGAGGACTTGAAATATGGCGTTTGACCTGAACGACTTGAGCGGACTTTCCGATGCGCAGGAAGCGGGGATCGACGTTTCAATCACGCATCCCAAGACCGGCGAGCCGCTCGGCATGGTTGTCAACGTCTCCGGACCGGACAGCAAGAAGCAGGCGAAAGCCCGCACGGCCGTTCTGAACGATCGCGTGGAAAAGAAGATTCGCAAAATCACAGCCGGTCGGCTGACCGAGGAAGCGAACAGCATGGTCGCCAATTCGATCAACTCCTGGTCAGGGTGCGTCATTGAAAGCAAGACCATCGAATACACGGTCGACAACGCCGTGATGGTGTTCACGCGCTGGCCGTTCATCCGCGAGCAGGTTCAGAGCGTCTCGGACGATCGGGCAAATTTTATCAAGACCTGATCCTTGCTTTAGTCGGCGAGCTTCAGGTTTTCTTGGCGGCGAACGGGTTTGCGGAGGGTCTTGTTTCGTACCCGCCGTTCGGCGCGGAGGATGTTTGGGAAGCATCTCTCGCGATGGAAGCGGGGCGCGGCGGGAATGGTTACGGCTACGTACCGTTCTCGTGGGGCGACGTAGAGGGGTTCTGCGCTCTCTCGGGCTTCCGCCCCGCGCCTTGGAAGTTAAGGGCACTGCGCCAAATGGAGACCGTGTGGCTCAATCACAAGAACAAACCGGCCGGTGCAGAGCCAGAGGCGCCAAAAAAGCCAGGCCGCACGTTCTCGCTCGCCCTGTTCGACGCGTGGTTCTAGCACATGGCTGATCTCGCCACGCTAGGAATTGCAGTCGACTCCTCCGCAGTGGCGGCAGGCACGACTAGCCTCCAATCCTTTGCGGCTGCCGCCGACGTCACTGGCGCGGCGGCCGATGGCCTGAGTGCCAAACTCACCACTGGCATGCAGGGTGCGGCCGGTTCCTATGTGTCAAACGCCGATCGCATCACGGCTGCATCTAAACAGATGAACACAGTGCTTTCTCAGGTGAACGCCACCACGGGTGTCACCGGAGGCTCGGACTATGCGGCTCGCGGGGCCGATATCGCAGCATACGGTAAGCAACTCGACGACCTGCGATCGAAATACGATCCGCTATACGCGGCTTCCCAGAACTACAAGGCTGCGCTGACTGGTATCAACGAGGCTGCCCGCGTCGGTGCCATTTCGGAACAGGTACGCGCCGACGCCGTGATGAACACCAAAGTGGCGTTCGTTGAGCAGGTGAACACCCTGCGCGGTGTTCGTGACGCGTCCGATGACGCCACACGAGCTACCAATGCCCTCGGCCACGCACACGAGGGCATGTCGACACAGGCAATGTCCGCATTCCACTCCATCAGGAGCATGGCCGAAGGACTCGCGATGGGCATGCCGCCCACGCAGGTGCTCACGCAGCAACTCAACCATCTGAGTTACGCCGCAACAGGACCGGGCGGCCTCGCGGGCGCGTTCGGAGAAGTCATAGGAATGGCAGGTAATCTCGTTACCCCGTTCACGGTGGCGATTGCCAGTACGGTCGTGCTCACCGCGGCGGCGGCTGCATTGGCGATGCAATATGACAGGGTTCAGGTGTCGTCGCAAAAAGCGCTGATTGGTGCAGGCGGCAGAACTGGAACGTCAGTAGGTGATCTCAACAGTTTTACGGAGCAGAACGCTTCGGGGCTTTCCGGCACCGGACTTTCCACCAAGGAAGCACGTAAGCTCGGAGAGGATTTCACCGCGTCTGGTGAGATCGTCATAAGCCGTCTGCACGGGATGAGTGATGCTGTTGTCGGGTTTTCCAACCAGACCGGCAAGAGTATGAGCGATGCCAGCAAAGATATGGTGGCGTTTGCCGTCGATCCTCAGAAGGGAATGGACACACTTAGCCAGACGTATGGCGCTTTTGACATTGCCACGCGTAAGGCTGTCGATGCCCTCGTGCTGGCGGACGATAAGACCGGCGCTTTCCAGGTCGTCATCGATGCACTGGCAGATAAAAGCAAAAAAGCTGCCGACAATATGGGCTTCTTTGAGAAGGCGACCAGGGGAGTTATCAATGCACTGGCCACCGAGACCAACAAGCCGTCCGGGCTTGAAAATCAGATTGAGACTGCAAGGGGTCGACTTAATTCTGCGATAGATGCTTCAACTAACACTCGTAAGCCAGAAGAGGCATATGCAGCCGGTGAGAGCATACCAAAGCTGAGCAAAGATTTCGAAACCCTCCAAGCGGCCATGGAGAAAGTCAAAACACAGAACCTTTCGGCCGAGTTCAATAAACTTTCGACCGACGCCGATGCCGTTGACAAGGCAATCATCCCGCAAATTGCTCAGATTAAGCAGTTGGAGACTGAGCTTGCAGCACTTGAACGAGCCAAGGCTGCGGGTCAGACAAGTAAATACGGTGCAGCCGTGGACGGCGCTGCATTGGTCGCGGCACAAAATCAACTCAAGATCGTTCAGGAATCTGAAGCACAAGCCGCGCGCTACAACGATCGGGTTGCGGAGATCGCCGGATCTTGGGGCGACGTAAGTACGCAGACTGCACTCCAGCTCCAGCAGATGCAGAACCAATTGCCAATCGCCCAAGCCGTAACCGGCGAGGAGCAGATGCAGGCGCAGTATCTAGCCACAATCAATGATCTATTGGACAAAAATAAAACCCTGACGGAAGCAACGGCGATCGCGGCTGGCCAAATGGCAGACGCGCAAGCGCGGGCAACCGCCAACGTTGAAAAACAAGTGCAGTCCCTCAAAGACTCCACTGCGATGATCAACGCGCAGGCGAACGGGAATGAAGCGCAGGTCGCAGCCGGCATCGCGTATAAAAAGGCCATGGACAGCGGTGCGGATTCGGCTGCCGCTTCCGCTCTCTCTTCAGAGACGTTAGCCAACTATGCAGCCAAGGCAGCGTTGTCCGCGCAGCAGCAGGCTGCGTCTATGGCGGCCGCTGCGGACTCGTCCGCGCAGGCATTCGATGCGGCCCAAAAAGCCGCCAACGCCGCCGGGCAGGGTATCGGAACATTCATACCAGAGGTGATGACGCAGGCGGCAGGCGCGTTCGATGGCGATCCAAGCCATGGTGGCGCATACTACAAGAACGGCGGGCAGGGTAAGCACTTGGACACCGGTAACCCCAACGCACTCTACTTGGGCGCGCCTCTGACCATCGATGGTGCCGTCAGCCGATATATCGGGCAGGGCGATTATCCCGGTGCGTTAAATGCCGCGCAGAATTTCCACGGGACTGGCGATAACTCGGCCCAGATCAACATGGTTGACCAACTCACCCAACTCATGAACGGACGGACCAGTGACAAGGGCGCCCAGACATCAAACCTGCAAGCCGAAATGGCGTGGCTGAACACGCTGCCGGAGACAATCGCGCGGGATCAGAAACTCGTTAGCCTGCAGCAATCTATTGACCAACTGACCACAGCGACAACTGCCAACACGGCTGCCACACTCAACCCTCTCTATACACAAGGCGCGGGGGCGTTGGCGATTGGATATTACCACGCGGCGACCGGCTTGGAAGGTGTTGTCGGCGGTTCTGGCGGGACAGACTCGCAAGCATTCCACGCCATGCTGACCCCTGGCGAGCACGTGAAAATCACGCCACCGGGACAGCAGTCGAGCGCGTCCGGCGGAAGCGGTGGGACACCCGTTGTTATTCAGAACTTCGATTTCCGCGGCACCCAGTCGAACTCGCGCCGTTCCGCGCGCCAGGCGGCACAAGGCTTCGGTCAGACTGCGGCGGCGATGCGATGACATTCCCGATCGATACCACAGTCACCATCGCTGCCGACGCAGTTTCCAGTTCGATCTGGAGCATCGAGCACAGCACCGTTGTCAAGGAGTCCGATAATGGACTGGTCGAGACCAATCCGCGATGGCCCCGTGGCAAAAAGAACTGGACGCTCGGGTGGATCGGCGGCAGCGCGGTTTCCGTCGAAAACCTTTTCCGCGTCAACGGGCCGCACGCCGGATTTCTGTTCGTCCCATCGCGTCTTGAAGACTACGTAGCCACCGGACAGACGCTGGGTACAGGCAATGGCGTCAAGGTGGCGTTCCAGTTGACGCTCACAGCGACAACGCTGGCGCGCTCCGTTGTCCAGAATATCCTTTACCCCCTAGCGGGCAGTGTCGTTGTCAAACTTAACGGCACGCCGACCGCAGCATTCACTGTCAACCTGACCACGGGAATCGTCACCATGACGTCGGCCCCCGCTGGCGGCGTGGTTGTGACGGCCGATTTTCAGTACGCGACGTCGGTTCGATTTACGGCGGATAAAATGGACGTGACAGTTTTCCAGAATGACCGGCAGGAGACCCGTCAAGTCACCATTGAAGAAGTGTTCTAGTGCAGACGTACTCGTTCAGTTTCGACAACGCGAGTTTGGTGTTTCTGCTCACCATCACGCGCAATGACGGAGCCGTGATCCGCGTTTGCGATTGGCCGCTACCAATCACGATCGGCGGCAACACATGGACCCCTGCACCGGGCCTTAAACTCGGCGACGTCACCAACAGCAACGACGGCACGTTGCCGACGTATTCGTTCGATGCCAGTGCAGACTCGGCGGGGTTGTTCCTGCCACTGGACATCGACTTGGGGCTGTTCGAAGCCGCGTCGGTGCTACTGGAAATCACCAACGCAGCGGCGCCGACATCGAAAGACTTTCAGTTCACGGGACGCATAAGCCAAATCGACTACGATCTCGCGGGACAGGTTACGTTCGAGGTTTTGAGCCTCTACGCGGTTCCGCGCGACATATTCGTCCGCCAATACGGTCTCCCCTGTGATGCAGATTTTGGCGATCCGCGCCGTTGCAAGATACCGACGTTTCCGGATTTAGAAGTTGGTTCTAGCGACCTTCACGACGTTGCGCGACTGGAAACAGTAGCGGTAGGGGACCGCAGGCGCTTTCGCTTCGCGGCCGGCGGAACTCCAGCGGACTACGCCAATGTCTACTTGGAATGCACGGCGATCACCACGGGCATAACAGCCGCCACCACACCCACCCCTTCCGCCACAGTGGCTTCGACTTACACAGACGCGGGCGTGACTTGGACGACGCGCAATGCGTGGCTGCGATATGCACAGGTCGGAACGATCTTCGATTCTCGCAACTTCCTGCTGACCAATTACACCGAGCCGCGCGCCGTCGACGACACATGGTTGTCGTCGGGACGTTTCGCCGTGCGCTCCGGCTACTGCAAGAACATGGTGGCGAAAGTCCGGACGTGGAACGCCACGTCCCTGCAGGTCGAAATGGTGCAGCCCTTCGCGCTCCTGCTCTCCCCAGGAGACTGGATCGAGATAGCGCCGGATTGCGACAAGACACTGGAAATGTGCGTCGATAAATACGCCAACGCCTTTAATTATCGCGGCTTCCCGCACTTGACAGGATCGTCCCTGGTTACGGCCACCATCGTCCCTGGCGTCACACCATTCCCCGGCCCGACCGACGACCCCGGTGGCGGCGGTGGCGGCGGCGCAGTCGAGTTCGCTGCGGGGTCGAGCT